CCGGGTGCCGCCCTTCAGTACGCGAATGCCGCCAGGGGTTACTGCATAGTCCACCCCCTTCACATACACCGGGTTTCCGCCGGCGCCGGTCACGCTGGTGACCACCAAGGGGATATGTGCCAGGCGGATGGTCCTGTCGACGTAGGCGTTATGGACCTCCGGCTCGGCGACCGTGCCGGACGGCACCTTTTCAACCGAGCCGTAGAGCAGCACGGCGGCAGCGGCCGGAGAGAAATCAACCGCCTCGCCGGTGATGTTGATCGCCGAGATGGCGGTCACGCCGTCGAGCTCCGGCAGGCCCAGGCGGGTCGGGTCCGGGATGGTGATCTCGGTGCTGTCCGGCTCGGCACTGGTGGTCTGCAGCTTGAACAGCTCTTCGAAGATATGCGACGGATACGGTGCGACGTTGGTTCGGCCGCGGAACAGTTGCGTATAGAGCATTGGTCTCTCCTGTGGCCTGCGGCCGATCAGTTGTAGTTCTCGACGTAGGCGACGCCGATGGTGATGGTAATGCTGTGGGTGTCGCGGCCTTCGCTCGCGTACTGCGGCACGGCGTCGTCCTGTTCCTCGATGAGCCCAGGAAATCGGCCGTCGTACTCATCGCGGCCGAAGCCGAGGGCTCGAAGGACATCAACATGGATGCTGTCCAGGTCGGCCTCCTCGGCGCTCCTGCCGAACACGGCCTCAACCTCGAACGTACGGATCCGGCTCGCCTGGGTCTTCGCCGCGCCGGTGCGCGAGTCGACGGACGTCCTGACGATCAGGTACGGCAGCGGCGCCTTGTCCTTCACCTTCTCAGTCGGGCCGTAAACGCGATCGATGGCGGTCAGGTAGCCGTTTTCCGGGCGAATCTCGCCCAGCCGTTCGCGCAAGGCCTGGGCGACCTCGCTGGCTTTGGTAGATGGCATGGGAACCTCAGTGGTGCTTGGCGATCTCACGCCGCATCCGGCGCTCGAACTCTTGCTGTAGGAAGGCGTTCGTCCAATTTATGGTCGCGGCGTCGGTCAACTGCCGGAACCAGTAGGCAACGCTAGGCCCCATGGCGAGGCGGCGCTGGCTCCACTCGTAGCGATAATTCTTCGACCGGCCGGCCCGCTCGCTCCTGGTTGCCCACGGGAGCCTCCCCCTGCTGGAGGGGTTCACGAAGCCGGCGGCAACCTTCTTGCCATTGAGACCGCGAACCCAGATCACGGCGCGAGTCGCATCGATCGGGTCAAACCCCCAGGTCTTGTAGTTGAGGACCATCACACTGGAGGACGACGGGATCACGCGCGCGTTGAGCCGCTTGCTGTTGGCGCGCTTGATTTTCATCCGGCTGTTGAGGAACTGCCGGCTGAGGAAGGTCCCCATCATCTTGCGCGTGTATCTCTCACGGCGCGCGGCGGTCGCAGTGGCGTTTACCGCTCCCCGAATCACCGGGTCGACGCTCCGGGCACGTGCGGCAAGCTGCGCCCTCGCCCTCTCCTGGCCAACCAGGCGAACCGAGCCAATCACTGCACACGCTCCACCCAAAGTCCGCGCACCACGCCATCGTCGGTGTCGTTGTCGTAGTCGGTCACCAGGTACTCCACGCCGCCGACCACCAGGTGCTCGTCGACCTGCACCCGGCCGGTCTCGATCAGTGCCACCTCGGCGCGCATGCGGTACCCGGTGGCCTGGCCAGCTTCGTCGCGGTACACCGCTTCAGGGTTCAGGAACACACGGCAGGGTCTCGGCGGCGCGCCATCGGGTCGGTACTCGCCCTGTTCGCCGATGAACTCGGTCGCGGTGATCGCCAACTCGGCCCGGCGGCCAGTGAAGTCGCGGGCGCTGTCGATGTGGAACAGACGGCCGGCGGCGACGAGGTAGCGCCCCTGCTGAATGCGCGCATCCCACCAGGCGCGGATCGCGACCTTTGCCGGACTGCGCAGGCCCGATGGGTAAGGCGGCTCCGCGTTCTCCTTGGTCTGGATGCCGCACCAGAGCCAATCGAGCTTACACGGCACCAGGTCAACGGACAGCACCAGCAGGTCGGCTGGGGTATCGAGGTTTCCGCTACGCATTCAGACCCCCATGTTCACCCGGTGAGGATTGAGCAGGTTCCTCGCCGTGGGAATCACCGTGTAGATAGTGCCAACCACCGAGGCCTCCCGGTTGGCACACAGCTCGGCGGCCTGAATCAGAATGGCCGCACGGACAGCTGCCGGAACGGGCGCCCATTGGATCTGGTCTGCGGCGGGGTCTACCGGCCAAGGAATGGGCCGATTGAGGAAGTCCGCCGCCTGCTCGATCGCCGCCGCCAGCTTCTCCTCCAGGTCCTCGTCTTCCTGGCTGTGCCTGATGCGCATGTGGCGCTTCAGGGCAGCCAGGTCCGGAACGGTCGTGGGGACTGGCATTGGCGGGCTCCTATTTCTCGGCTTTGTCTTCGGGTCGCACCGCCTTGGTGGCGGGCTTCTTGGCGTTGGGGTCGCGCGCCTTGCCTTCCACGATCAGCGCTTTACCGTCTTCCGGCGTGGTGTAGAACGACTCGCCGGGCTGAATCAGCCGGCCGCCGCGGTACACCGGCTGGGTTGCTCGGAGGTCCATGGCTTACTCCTTGGTCTTCGGCTTGCCGGCCGGCTTCTGCTTCTGCGCCGGGGCTGCCTTGTTCTCGGGGGCGGGGGCCTGCTTCATGTCGTACTCCTCGATGAGGCCGTTGGCCAACAGCTCGCGAGCGCGCAACTCGTCGACGACGATGGTCGCGCCGCGCTTGGCGTAGCTGCCCTGGTTGTTGAAACCCTTCAGGGTTTTGACTTCGACTTCTGCCATTGGGTGATTCACGCCCGGTTTCCCGGGCGTGCTCCTGCTGGGCGATTACGGGGTGGGGTCCGCGAACTCACCGTGTACGAAGGATTCCGGGCGGTACACCGCCAGGGCCAGGCGCTCTTCAGCGCGGATGGTCACCATGTTGGTGGTGAAGTTGTTGCCATCCTCGGTGGAGACCTCTACCGCAGCCTCCTCGCGGTCGAAGACCTGGGCGGCAATATTGAGCGCGCCGACCAGGAATTCGCCTTCCGGTACCGCGTTGCTGTCGATCACCGGCAGGCGCCACATGCGCTGTTGGCCGCCATCCTGGACGTTCACCCAGATGTACTGGCCATTGGCGTCCTTGGTCAGCTCCATGTCCGCCCAGTCGATCGGGTTCAGGACGATCGCGCTCGCACGGTACTCGGCGATGCGCACCTGCAGGATGGCGCGGCGCAGGGTGTCGATCTTGGTGTCGCCGGCCTTGCGCAGGGCATCATTGAAAGCGGTGGACTGCGGGATCAGGCCGAGCAGGTTTTGGCCAGTGCCGTCGCCGGCGAGGATCTGGTTTTCCTCGACGTACTTCAGACCGTAAATGGCGCGACCGTTGATGTAGCTCTGGAGCAGCGGAACGTCCGCCAGCACCTGCTTGGAGGCACGGAACCAATGCGCAATCGTCTTGACGGTGGTGGTGACCAAGTCAAAGGACAGATCGGATTGCGGCTTGTTGCCACCTTCCGCCACCGCAGCGGCCATGTTCTGGTAGCCGGACTCCCGCACATACTCGATGGAGTTCGAGTCGGTGCGGCCCGGCATGATCAGGTCGCGGACCATGAACGGGCGGTCAGGGCCGGCGACGATGCCGGGCACGCGATGCGGCTGGATGACATCGCCGACACCGCCGGTGCCGGTGGTGGCGCTGGTGATGTTGGCCACCGCCTTCAGGCGCAGACGCGAGACGCCTCGCTGATTCTCCGATAGGCTCTTGAAGCCATCGGTGTCGGTGAGCTGCTCACCGATGGACTTGAAGTCAGCCGGATCATTGGCGGAGAAGCGGCGGGCCAGCTTCTGCTCCAGATCCTGGAGGCGATCCTGGAACTTCAGGCCGCTGGCGGACAGGCCTTCCAGCATGGTCTTGGTTTCGTCCAGGACACGACCGTGGTCCTTGATCTCCTGGCTCGCCTTCTCAGCGAAAGCCTTGATCTCGGCGTCACGCTTGGCCAGAGCATCCATGACGCCCTTGAGTTCCAATTGATCGTCGGCGCGCTCTTTGCGCTCCATACGGGCGTGTTCGGCACGAGCCGAATTGCTCATTGCGTTGTGCATTGTGAGTTCCTTAGAAAGAGGGAAGCTGAAGGCCGCTGCTGATCTGTTTGATCAGGGCCTGGGCCATTTCGGGGTCCGCCAGGTCGCCCTCGGACTCACTCCGGAGCAGGTGCTTCAGGCCGCGGTTGGCGATCACCGCCGCCTGAGTTTTCGAGAAGCCTGCCTCGCGCAGGAGCTGCTCAAATTCGGGAAGGCTCGGGAGTGAGCCGTGGGCCAGCTTCGACTTAATGGTGTCGACGCGGGCGTCGTCGTTGGCCGGGAACGTCACCAGACTAATCTCGACCAAGTCGAGCTTGGTAAGGGTGCGGACGCCGGTCTTCTCGTCGCGGGAAGACTCGCGGACGTAGTAGCCAATGGACAGACCAGAGACGGCCCCGGCCTTCATCAGCGCGTGCGCCTCGATCGCTCGAGGTACGCCATCGAGGATGAGCTTGCCGTCGCCGAAGAGACCGCGCTCGTCTTCCTTGAGGTTGGTCCATACGCCCACCGGCTGGTCACTGCGGTGTTGCCAGAGCACCGGGACCGGCCGTCCCTTCGCTGCGATCTCGGCCAGACTCTCGGTGAAGGCGCCCGGCGCGACGATCTCCAGGTAGGAGTCGACAGTGCCGAAGACCGAGCCGTAGCCAGAAAAAAGGCCGTCATCGCTGACGGCCTTCACATGCAGGTCGAAGTCCCTGATCTTCAGGGACGACGCAGATTTTCGATTCATCAGGCTTCCCCTGGTTTGTAGTCCTCGCGCAGCCAGGCGAGCATCACGTTGCGCGCCTTCTGGCTGGCGTTGTCCTGGCCGAGCAGGTCGATCGGCAGCATGTTGGATTGCACGGTGAGCACCGCAGCGTTTCCACCCAAGCGCGGCATGTCTTCCTTCTCGCGGCAGTCGTCGCGGGTGTAGATGCCGTTCTGGGTCATGGCCGAATAGAAGGCCGCACGCGCGGCGCTGTCGGCGCGTAGCAAACCTTCTGGATTGAACTTGGCGTAGAAGAAACGACGCTCGTCAGGGCGCAACAGGCGGCGATTGATACTCTGCTCAATCCGCTTCATCCAAGGCAGCAGAGTGAAGCTCAGGAAGGCGATCATCTGTTGCTCGATGCCAGAGCCCCAGCTGGTGCTCTTCTCCGTGTGACCGACCATCCATGGCGGCACTCGAAACCAACGACAGATTTCCTCGACGTTGAACTGCCTGGTCTGGAGCATCTGCGCATCCTCAGGTGACATGGACACCTGCTGATACTTCATGCCTGCCTCGAGCACCATGGTCTTGCCGGCGTTCACCGCCCCGGTGAACTGGGCGGCCATGTCTCCCTTGAGGTCCTTCCTCTGCTCCGGCGTGAGGATGGTATCGGTGGAGAGCACCCCACCGAGTTTCATGCCGTTGGCGAACATTTTGCTTGCCGCCTCATCCGCTGCCATCGCTGCGCCGAAGATGTTCCGCCCCATCGCCAGCGGGCTGAGTCCGCACAGCGGATCGGTGCCGAAACCGCGCGTATGCATCATCGACTCCTCGGTAAGCACGCGAGGCTTGCCGTCGCAGTCGGTGTAGCGGTACTCGATGACGCCGGAGCTCAACCGCCGTGGGGGCGACATCGCCTGAGGCGACAGGAACTCAAGGCTAGTGATATCGCCGCGACTCCAGGTCGGCTCGTTGAAGCTGTTGCCCTGGAGCAGCAGGCTTGCCAGCACGCACTCCCAGAACTCGACAGGGGTCTGGTCGGCGTTGGGTTGCTGGCTGATGACAAAGTGCAGCGGGTGCATCGTGGCCACCACCGACTCACCATTCTTCCGCTCGTAGAGCGAAATCGGCAGCGTCGCAATCGTCTCCGCGATCAGTCGAACACAAGCCCAGGCCGTGGAGAGCTGCAGAGTACTTTGCTGGCTGACGATCTTGCCGGCAGCCGAGTCCGTCCCGTAGAAGGCAGACCAGAACCCACCGTCGGTGAACCTGATCGTCTTGCCGATGAAGCCTGCGACACTCGACTTGATAAGGCCTGGCTGCGCGGACTTCACCAGTGCGCGGCTCAGCACGTCGTTGAGAGAATTAGCCACTGGTCAGCCCCTTGCGAATGAAGCCAGCGATCGCGAAGCAGGCAACCCCAGCGGCGACCAGGGCCCAGCCGGCGCCGGCCAGCAGGTAGACGCCAGCGCAACAGCACAGCAGCCCCGCCAGCGATACCGCCAGGAAGATGATGAGTCCGGTATTCATGGGCTATCCAATGATGATGGGGTTGGAAAGGAAGTCGTCCAGGTCGCCGGTGTCTTCGACTTCGGCCTTCGACGCCCCGATCGCCATGAGAAGCGCGGTCATGTCGTCGATCTTGTCGGGTGACTTCTTCTTGTCGGGTGCCGCGCTCATGTTCCCGTCATGGCGCGGAATCAAGTTGGAGGCGCACCAAGTCAGCAGTTGGTCACCGCCATGAGCCAGCTTCCCGCCGATATAGGCGACCTCCAGGGCCTGCATCGTCGGGTGGTACGACTTCGTGCCCTGGATGAACTCCAGCATCGGAATGTTTTTGGCCACCAGCCGGTTGACCAGGTCCGAGGCGTTCCATCGGTCGTACGCCACCAGTCGAAGGTCGAAGCGTTCATGGAGGGCAACGATGTCCGTCTCGACCACCGCGTAGTCCGTCACGTCGCCCTCGGTCTGCTTCAGCAGACCCATTTCTACCCAGGCTGCATACGGAACGGTGCCGCGCTCGGTGCGGAAGGCCACGGAGCTCTCCGGCGCCCAGCGCCACCCGTGGGTGTAGATCACCCCATCGACATTCCACACCAGGCGGAAGCTGGTCAGGTCTGTAGTTGACGCCAGGTCCAGACCACCCCAGCACGGGTACTGCTCCAGCCAGTCGAGATCGACTTCGCCGGAACACTTATTCCACTTAGTCAGGTCGACCCAGCCGGTGGCGGTCGAGGCTGGCCGATTCAGGCGCTTGATCCGGAACTCAGCCAGTTTCGATGGCATCTGCTTTGCCTCGATCGCCTCCTTGCGAATCGCGGATAGCAGGTGCTTGTTCGCATCCATCAGCGGGTTGGCTTTGATCCAGACCCGCTCGTCAAACTCGTCGTCCGCCTTGATCTTGAGGGTCTTGTTCTCCTCGTCGACGGCGTAGAAGACCACCAGGAAGTGGTCGGCCGTGGTGCCGAACACGCCCGCCAGCAGCCGCTTCGCGAACTGCCGCATCTCCCCCCACGGCCCCGGGTTGGTGTACCCCTCGGTGGTGGTGTACAGCCACAGCGGGTTGCCGCGGGCGCCAGCCGCCGAAGTCAAGACGTTCAGCAGGTCAGCGCTCTTGTGCGCGTGGATCTCGTCGAGGCCAACGTGCGACGGGTTCAAACCGTCCTGGGTGCTGGCCTTGGCGTGGATCGGCTTGAAGGTTGCGCCCGTCTCGAAACGGGTAATTGCCTTGGCCCACGTCTCCAGGCCGAAGGCCTCGCGCAGCGCCGAGGTCTTCTCGACCATGCGCTTCGCTACATTGAAGATGATGCTCGCCTGCGGGAAGGTAGTCGCTGCACTGATGACCTGGGCGCCCTCCTCCGGCTCGCAGCATTCGCAGTACAGCAGGATGCTCGACGACAGCGTGCTCTTGGCATTCTTCCGCGCTACCGCGAACAACGCTGAGGAGAACCGCCGCGGGTAGAACCGACCGTCGTCACCCCAGTCGTCAACCTGAATCCATTCTTTCTTCCGGAAGCCGAACAGTTGCACGACGAAGAAGACGTGCGACGGGTGCATGACGATGGTCGGGGTTTCCCACTTCCCCTCGACGTGCGGCAGCTTCTCGATGAAGTCGCAGGCATCGTTGGCATGCCACTCGTCGAAGAAGAACGGGCAATTCTTCCGCTTCGCCCGCTTCAGGTCATCGACGAAGCGCTTCGCTGCCTGGCGGATCAGCAGGCCATGCTTCTTCCGGTTCTTGTCGGCAATGGCAGCCTTGGCGTAGTCGAGAGCGATCTGGACGTAATCACGCACCGCGTTTCCCGTTCTTGGCAAAGGGGTTGCCACTGTCCTTGGCGCCGCCGGCTGATACCTTCCGGCGACTGGCCGGGGTCATGCCGAACTCGGAGAACAATGCTTTCAGGGCGGTCAGCTCGGCAGCTGTCGCCTCCATATCCGCCTTGGCCTTCTTGCGGAAGCACTGCCAGGCGAAGCAGAGCTGCTCCAGGGAATACAGGTCGACAACCTGCAGGACTTTCGCCGCCACCAGTTGCGGCCCCAACTGGTTCCACATGGCGGCGCCGTCGGGATTCAAGTGCTGTGGCGGGTCCGGGAAATCTTCGATCAAGTCGAACTCTGGAGCCTCCGTCGCCTCGCGATCTGGGCGAGTGGTGCCGGCCAGAAGCTTGAGGGGGGCTGGCGTAGTCTTCCGCCCCATTTATCGAACCTCACATTTTCAAAATAGAATTTTGACTGCGCGAAAATTTGGCTCCCCCCGTCGTTCGGGCATGTGGAGCTGTGAGCTTTTAACCCCCCCTCCCCCTGAGGATTTCCGCACCAGATTGGTGCATCTCAGGGCTCGGCCAAGGCCGCAGCGCCACCCACCAGGCCGACCCGCTCGCCCACCTGGTTGTGGCAGGTCCAGCAGAGGGCGCGGAGGTTGCCCCAGTCGAGGGACAGTTCGGGGTGCGTCTTGCGTGGCTTGATGTGGTCAGTCATCTGGCTTGGCGTGATCCGATCGTTCGCTTCGCACTCTTCACACAGTGGATGGACCTTGCGGTACCTGATGCTGAGCCGACGCCAGCGCTCGGTCTTGTAGAAGCCGTCGCTCTCATCGCGGCGCTCGTTGTACTGCTGATGCACTGCCTTGCGGGTCTCCGCCCTTCTGGCCTCGGCATCGGCCTTGTGGCGTGCACAGTAGTGGCTGCCAGGCACTGAAGCCTTACCGCAGCCAGGCTCAGGGCATAGCCGACCAGGACGACGAGGCATCTCAGCTCTCCCGCCTTGGCAGCTTCCAGTCAGCGAAGCGATCAGCGATGTCGGCCAGCTTCTTCACGCCGAGGAAGCCGGTGAACACTCCTGCGGCTGTGGCCATGTTCGATGGCAATCCGGCCCACTCCAGGACTGGGATCAGGCCGAGGGTGATCAGCGTACATAGCGCCGCTTCGAGCAGCGCCTGGCGCCGAGTGCCGCCACCGTAAATAACTCGGATCAGTGCAACCAGGAATGACAGAGCGCCGGCATACAGCACGGGCGAGTGCTGGCTCAGCCAAGCAAGCACAAGCGCCCACGTCTCCGGTTTGTCGGGCATGTTGGCCATCTCGTTATCCCCTCTGAGGGGCTCAAGTGAAAAGGCCCCGCGATCTGCGAGGCCGTGAATGGGTGCGCGTCTTTCCGCGCTGTCCGATCAGGCCGACCCCGGAGTATTGCGAGGATTGGCAGGTCGCCTGATCTGCCGGTGTTTTCCCGTATCACCGCACCGCCGGCAGACGGTGTTCGGCTCCCCCTTGCGGGCCGTGCCGACCACGGGTCCCAATCACTGGGCAATAAAAAACCCGGCTCGGTGGCCGGGTTTCTCAAAGCGTCTCGCTGCGTTCACAGCAGTTCACGCTGGCATGAAAACACCCTTCATTCCGCGCGTAAAACTATTTCTTCAGGCGCTCTCACGGAGTTGCTCCAGGGCGCAATCGATCCAGCCGACGGCCAACTTCAGCTCCTCTCGCACCTTCGCCTCACCGATCTCGTACTGGCGAGCGATCCGCTGGGCTGGCCACTTCGCGCCGAAGTAGAACCACACGAAGTCGCCGGCTCGCGGAGCGCGGGCGATGAGCCTGGCCAGGATGCGGTCGATGGCCACGGCGACCTCGTCGGTGATGCGGTATGCCTTGGGATTGGACATCGGCATGGCCTGAGTCATGAGGGCTGCGGCAGGTGAGACATAGCCGGGAACTCCCATCCCATCCATGCGCCAGTACCCCCACTGCTCCAGCAGGTATTCGGTATCGCCCAGTGCCTTGTCGGCGTAGGTGCGTGGTCGTGTCATGCGGCCCCCTTCGGTGTCGTGTTCATCCCCAGGACGTCGCGCAGCAGTTGCTCCGCTGCGGCGCCCTTGACGTTGCCCTGCTGTACCCAGGCCTTGGCGAAATCCTCGAAGCCCAGCGGCGAGGGGCTGCCCATCCAACTGGCGACGAGCTGGAGCAGGACGGCCAGCACCGTTGGGCCGGCAGGCATGGTCGGGAGTTCTTGGGCCAGCACCTGGAGCAACTTCCGCTCGGGCTGGGTCATGCTTTTCCGTGGCGCCAGCGCCGTTACGTTGCTCATGCTGCCTTCCCCTTGCCGCCATACTGGCTGGCGAAGCTGCGGCCCATCTCAACCTCCTCCTGGGAGGGCTCACGGTAGCCGCACAGGTTGACGAATCGGCCGTACTGCCCCTGTTGCTGGACGATGCACATGCCCAGCGGCGCGTTGCGGTTCTTCGGCATGAGGATTTCGGTAATCCCGTTCTGCCCCTCCTCGCTGTCCATGTCGCGATGGACGATGAGGATGCAACTCGCGTCCGCCTCGATCTCTCCGGAGTCGCGCAGGTCGCTGGCCTGCGGGCGCTTGGCCTTGCCGGTTCGCTTGGTCGACTCGCGGTTGAGCTGCGACAACGCGATCACGGGTACATCCAGTTCCTTGGCGAGGCGCACCAGGGCCTTGCTCACGGCGCCCACCTCATCGGCTCGGGTCCGGCCCTTGGCATCCGGCGGCACCAGGCCGAGGTAGTCCACCACGATGCCCGCCAGCCCGTGTTCGCGCTTGGCGCGGCGGGCGATTGCGCGCATCCGCGAGGGCGTGACGGTGGGGTCGTCGCAGATGAACAAGGGGGCATCCTTCGCTTGCTTGGCAGCGAGGCCAACACGCTGCCAGTCCTCACCGTCCAGCTCCTTGGGTTCATCCAGGCGCTTGAGGTCGATGCCGCCCAGCGAGGCGATGGCGCGAATGCCCAGTTCCTCCTCGGGCATCTCCAGCGAGAACACCAGCCAGGGCTTCCCACGCTTCACGGCGTTGTGCTGGGCGACCTGCAGCGCCAACGTGGTCTTGCCGCTGCCGGGAAGGCCGGCGATGACGGTGACTTTCTTCGGACGGATGCCGCGCATCAGCTTATCGAGATCAGCCAAACCGGTGTCCTGGAACTTCGGCAAACGGTCGTTCAGGCCATCGTCCAACTGGTCCACCACCTTCAGCACCACCTCATCGAGACGGCGATACGCTGGCACGTCGTCGTCGAGGTCACGCAGGTCGGCCATGGCTTCCTGCGCCTTGGCGATGATCTCGGCCAGCGGGCGGTCCTCGGTGGCCAGGTCTTCCACCGTGCGCGCGGTATCGATCAGGCGCCGCAGGACGGCACGCTCACGCAGGTGGCGGGAGTAGGCCTTCCAGTTCGCCGTCGACGGCACGTTGCGGCGGATCTCGCCGGCGTAGACCATGGTCTTCGTGTCGCTCGGCAGCATCGGGCGCACCTGGGCAACCGTAAGCACATCGACCGGTACGCCTTCGGTGTGAAGGCCGGCGATGGTCTGGAACAGCGCGGCGTTGTCGTCGAAGTAGAAATCGGCCGGCGTCAGTTGCTCCATGATCTGGTCAACCAGCACCTGGTCATTCTGGGCAGCTCCGATGAAGATCGCGCCGAGCACGCCGTGTTCGGCCTCGACGCTGTGCAGGTCGCGGCTCATACCGAGCCTCCTTTGCGCGCCGACTCCCAGGTGAAGCGAACCGCACGGCCGCCCTGCCGCAGACGATCCAGCGCACGCTCGCCGATGAAGTCCTGGAGCGTGAGCTCGCCGTCGGCCGCCGCCGTGGCATCCGCCGACAAGTTCGAGATCAGCACGGTGGGCAGCACCTGCTGGTAGCGCTGGTCGATGACCTCGTGCAGCAAGCCGCGCTCGTACTCGGTGCCGCTCTGCGCGCCCACCTCGTCGACCACCAGGAGGTCGAAGCCAGCCAGCTCCTCAATCACATCGCGCTCGGTGTACTGGGCATTCCGGGCCATGGAGCCCTTCGCCACCCGGATGATCTGCGCGGCGCTGACGATGACCGCCTGGGCGCCGTGGGCGCGGATCACGTGCTGAACGATGGCACTGCCCAGATGGGTCTTGCCGGTGCCCACGTTGCCCACCAGTAGGAGCGAGTTGCCGGCCTGATAGTGCTCCGGGAAGTTCTCGGCGAACTCGCGGCAGCGCTCGAGCGCGGCGGTCATTCGTGCGTTGCCGCCAGTCAGGTAGTTATCCAGCGTCGCAGCATGGAACCGCGGCGTGATGCCGGAACCTATCAGCAGGACGTTGAGCTTGCGCGCCTGCTCCAGCTGCTGGGCCTGCCGGTACTGCTCGGTGTCCGTAGGAGCGAGCCGCAGCGCCGACCACTGGCAGGCCGGGCACCCGACGTCGAGATAGCCGCCTTCGAACTGCTCCACCTTGGTCTCGGTGTAGGAGCGATGCTGCTGGCAAAGGGCGCCGTTCTCGGTGCCGAGGATGCGCTCGGGGGCGCGGGCGAAGTTAGAAATTCGGGCCGTCATGGTCGGGCTCCTCTGGATTCGTGTCTGGGGCGTGCTTGGGCAGATTGGTGAAGTTCGATGGTTTGGCGGCCTGGCCGCCTGCAACCTTGTCGGGGAACAGCCCCTGCCAGCCGCTGGCGATGCTCTTGGCGATCACCGCATCTGGGTTCAGGTGTATCGCCAGTTGCGCGGCCTGCTGGCTGCATGAGGTCGGCGTAAGCGGCTTGCGGATCTCCTTGCGGTGCTGCACCCACCTGGCCCAAGTCTCGGCGCTCACGTTGTCCGGCTTGGCGGTCATCGGGTCGAACGCTGGATCGCGCTTTTTGCGCCCTGGCTTCGGTGCAGGCTTGTCCTGTTCGCCCGCCGCGGCAGCGGCTTCCCCCTCTGGGGGTAAGGGGGTAAGGGAATCAGGAATCAGGTTAAGGGAATCAAGAGAGAGGGAATCAGATGGACAAGGCGCACCATCATTGCCTTGAGCATGGTTCAACGATGAACCATCGACGGCGCGTCGATAGTCCTTGGTGGTGTCACCCTTGGCCGAATTACAGCTTGTGCACAGCGTTTGCAGGTTCTCAGTTGAGTTATCGCCGCCCTTAGCAAGGGGCTTGATATGGTCAAGGGAAAGACCCTCCTCCAAACCGCACTTGAGGCATTGATTGCCATCGCGCTCGAACACCGAGAGGCGGGTTTCGTTCGAGACGTCGTAGGCGTGCCTGGTTACCTGGGGCCGGCCTGGCGGCGCAGGGATATCGCTGGCAATCTCCTTGTGGTGAGGCTTCTGGTGCTTCGTGAACGCCTCGATCTGGATGTACTGCTCGCCATCTACCTCATAGCGCTCAATGAACCCCTTCCCCGCCAGGTTGGCCAGGCCGGTCTCCACGTCGTAGCTGTCGCCCGGGAACAGTTCGATCTTTATCCGGCGCGGCCGGTCCTCCAATCGCCCCTCACGGTCGGCCAGCGTCCACAGCCCAATGAACAGCAGCCTATCCAGTGGCTGCAGGTCAATCAGGTGCTCGTTCTTGAAGAACGAAGGTTTGATGTTGCGGGAACGGGCCATCAGATATTCAACTCCTCGCAGACGCGCCGTACGAACGTGTCGTAGGGCTCGGACATTTCGAAGCCCTGCGCCTCCAGAGCTGCGCGGCAGGTTTTAGCGATGCCGTACCACGCCCAGCGCTCACGCTCAGACAGGTCGCGGAATTGGCGGTAGGAAGGCCAGGGGCCGGCGATCACCGGCTGGCCGTTGGGGCCGGTAGTGATCCGGCCGGGGTTCTGCTGGCGGGCGCTCATCACACACGCTCCAGGCGCTCGACGAGCGTCCGCAGCTTGCGCTTGAGGCGGGTGGTCAGATCGCGCTGAGCCTTCCAGCGCCGGTAGGCGGGGCCGGTGAATTCCAGCACCGGTTCGAACTTCTCGTCGTACGGATCAATGCGGCGGCGGTCGTCACCATACGGGCGGCCATAGGCGGCGAAGTAGGTGGTGTACAGCCTGTTCAGCTCGCGGCGCAGCGAATTGCGCTTGGATTCCGCTTGCTGGTACTCCACTGCCGCGACGGCAATTTGCTCCATGAGCTGCTGCTCGTTGATCGGCTTGATCATGCTTGTGCTCCAGAGGCGCCGAAGAGGGTCGTCAAATCGATTTGATACACGGCAGCCCATGCGCCGGCGGGCCACGCCTTGACCTCGCCATAGCGGCGATCCGGGACGATCTCGGGCTGAACGCCATTGGCCTTGCACCACTTGCGCAGGTGCACGTAGGCGTTGAACGGGAACTTGTTGCCGGTGGCATTCTCGACAGCGACCACAGTGGCGAAGCGAGTGCCGCGGCCCAGTTCGTCCTCGAGGCGGCGAACCTGGCGGACAGCGGAAGAAGCTGCGGCCATGGCCTGGGCTTCCCGGCGGCTGCCGATCTGCGCCTTGGTGGCGATGGCATGGTCTCGCTCGGCGACTAGCTGCTTGTTCTCCCCGATCAGCACGAGCTCACGCTGGATCGCTCCCTGGAGCACGAGCAAGGTGCCCTCGTGGCTCGACACGTCAGGCAGGGTCTTGGCTTCGAGCACCTTGAGCCGATCACGAACCGCGCGGCGGACGCCCTTCGACTCGCGCATTGCCACCAGCTCGCACTGATCGCGGGTAAGGCGCAAGGCTTCGGGAGGGCGTCCTGGGCCATCCTGCTTTACTACGAAACTTTCGTAATATTCGCCGTCCAGCTCATCCTTGCATCGGGCCACGAAATCGTTGTGCCGGACCGTGCTCTCTCCGAACTCAATCCGGGCCTGATTGACAAGGTCCAGCAGCTCCAAGCTGGTCATGGAGGCGGCTGAGCCGGCCGTGATGGTCAGGTCGGTCATTGCCGCGCCTCCTCGGCCGCCTTCAGAAGGTTCTCCAGCTGTTCCCGCTCAACATCGAGCGAGTTGTGCCAGTCCCCGGCGTTGTATATCGCGAGCCCAAGCAGCTTCGCGTGGTGTTCCAGTTTCGGATCGGCCTGCAGGCGCTCACGAACGACGTGCAACGTCGCTCTGAGCCAGTCCAGCTGTTCCATCGCGCAATGGATTTGGAAAGTCGCCCGCTCGGCGATCTGTTGCATCTCGGGCTTCTTGCTCATTTCGGCACCCCCGCAAGCTCGGCCAGACGGCAGAAGTCGTCGAAGTTGGCGCGCGACAGGTGAATCACGGCATCCATCAACGCGCCTGCGCGATAGTCATTGAGGTAAGATCCCGGCTCCCCATCCCGCATGGCGTCGTTATCCAGAACGATCTCGGCCAGGACAGTGGTGGTGTGCATTCGAGCTTCGAGGCGGTCGGCGAGCTCCTTGAGCTGCTTCTGTTCGAAGGTCAGTTCCTGCGTCTTCTTCATGGCTTCACCCCCTTGCACAACTGGGCGTTGGCCGAGTCGAGAAGGGCTTTCGCCCCTTCAAGCAAGAAGCTCAGGCAGTAGGCCGATTGCTCGGCGTCATCCTGGTGGCCGTCGGCGATCAAGCGAGCGAGGTGGACGCTGCCTGCGAGCAGGTTGCTGCTCCCGTCGAGGCAGTTCTCAACGGTCATGCCCGGGGCTGCGGCGAACTTCGCGCAGCTAGCAATTAACGGCTCGAAAGTGTCGAGGCTGTTGCCTTCGACTTGGACATCCAGAGCGCGGACAGGCTTGGTACTCATGCCTCACCCCCAACGCGCTCCAGGCCCCGAACGCATGCCACGTTGATGCTGTTGGCGACTTCAAGGACCATCTGGATGGCCAGGATCTCCAGCCCCTGCAGTTCTCCTTCGGTGTCATCGTTGATCTGCCGAAGGAGGCAGGTGACACCGTCGAGCAGTTGGCTCGAAAGGCGCAGCGCCTCAGGGACCGGCTGCCCTTCCTTCACAGCGAGCAAGGCGTTTCCGGTATCTCGGCTCATCTGGAAGGACGGGCCTGTGGTTACAGCTTGTTGCGCTGAAGCCAGCGCTTTGATACTTTCTTGAGCACGTGACATGTCCTAATCTCCTTCGGACTATGTGATGTCACCCGGTTGCACGGGTGGTAGTTTTCGAAGCCCGCGGTTGCACGCGGGCTTTTTTGTTGCCGCGATTCAGGGATATGTCCCCATCTTCTCCGAGGCAACAAAAGTGCAACCCCTTATGGGGGCCTGATTTGATGGGCGCTTATGCGCGTATCACGGATGGTCAAAGTGCAAGGCCTCCAGAGCCGGAAAATAGGTCGTGGTCACAGGTACCCTGCCCCACCCTTGGGGAATCCCAAGCAATTTCCCCACATATCTAAATGCACCCGCCAAGGGTCGTGTTCTGCTCGTGTTTATGCAGTCACACCAATTTTCCTGTGCCAGTCGGGTTCGTACGTAAAAGTCCGCGCATGCGCGGAAAATGGCCATCTAGCACCGGCGCATCGGCACTGGATGGCCCGGCGGGCTGGTTAGCGGACGACACGGAGCTGGCCCCCATCGCCCTCAGCCAACTCGTTCTCCATTCCGCGGCGGATCTCGAACGCCCGCGACTCGACGAAGCGAAGCGTTTCGATCGCCGCGGGCAGCAGTGGGCGGTCCTGGGCGTCAATCTTTCCGTCAGCCAAGACCTCGCCGCACTTCGTCACGGCGTCACCAAGGCGCGACACCAATTGGCCGAAGGCGCTCACGGGGCAACCGTCAGCGCCGGCCTCGCGGGCAGCCACCAAGCCGTAGCGTGCAGCCAGTTCGGCGACACAACGTTCGCGACGCTCGGAATCAAGGGCGTGCACCCAGGCCTCTTCGATCCAGGCAGGCAGGTCAACTTCGTCATCCAGCCAACGCTCGACCCGCTTACTCCAGGCCTTGTAGGCGCGGCCATAAGCAGTCACGTCAGAACTGACCGTCAGAGCAGTCAAGTCTGGATATCCGCGATCAGTAGCGCGCTCGGGCGCCATCTGGAAAATCGCAGCATTAAGCGCTTCGCCAAATCCGTCCTGGCTGACAGCGGTACGCGCGATCATGTCGCGCGCGAAGGCGATCAGGACACCTTCACGGGTCAGGCTGTGTCGAAAGTTCGACGTATTCATACTGTTCTCCTAGTCCTAATCTCTCCCCATCGAAACAGGGGGGCGGCGGTGTGCAGAAAATGGTCAGGATGGATAAAGATCGGGGCGCATTTCATGGCGAGTCACGCCGCCCTTTGTGGCTCGCTCGATTGGCAAGACAAGGTCGGCAGGGATTCGCAGATTGCGATTGATGCATTGCCAGATTCGTGGCTGGCTCGTCCCGCACCGACGCGCAAGCTCTGCTTGGCTACCGGCAATCTGTACGGCCTTCTGGATGGGGGAGACGCTCTCGCTCATGGCCCTTACCCGCTGAAGAGTTATGACCATGATAACGCAGGTTATTGAACAGTCAAACGAATGTTATTTGCATGCCTATAACAAGAGTTTTAGCCTTCAAGGCATGCAAAACACTCAAACTCTTGCGGGAAGGCTTCAGTTCGCCCGCGAACGCCGCGGACTCAGCCAGGCGCAACTCGCCGAGCTTGCGAAGGTGAGCCAGGTGACCATCGCTCACATAGAGATCGGCCGGAATCAGAGCAGTAAGAAGCTGTTCGATCTCGCCGCAGCTCTCCGCGTGCCGGCCGAATGGTTGGCTACGGGCGCGCACGATAACGAAGTGAAAGCTGCCTTCTTAGAGCTCGACCTTGACGAACCTCGCTCTTCGGCTCAAGAACTTGAACTGATCGGCATGATGTCGCCCTGGGACGACTCCACTCCGCTGGCTAGTGACGAGGTCGCTATTCCGCTCTACAAGGAGGTTGAATTGTCAGGAGGCAATGGGGCGACCGAAGTCATTGAAGCGCCTGGGCGCCTGTTGCGCTTTGCTCGATCCACTCTTCGAGAGGCGGGAGTGGACCCGAAGGACGCTGCCTGCGCCACTCTCAGGGGGCGCAGTATGGAGCGCCTGATAATGGATGGCGCCACCATCGGAATCGACAAGGGCTCGACAGCTATCGAGGACGGAGAGATATACGCCTTTGACCATGACGGCATGCTACGAGTGAAATATCTATATCGAATGCCTGGTGGTGGCTTGCGCATTCGCAGTGAGAATGATGACGAATTCCCGGACGAGCACTTAACTGCAGAAGAAGCGCAGAGAGTTCGCATCCTCGGCTGGGTATTCTGGTGGTCCACAGTCCGTCGTAAACGCGGACTCCGACTAGCCAAGTAGCAGCCCACCGCAACAAGCCCGCCGCGAGCGGGCTTTTTTTCGTCTCGTGAAAAACCAATAACCAAAGTTATTGACTTTCTCGAAAGCCCAGTTATCATTCGGTTCATAACTTGTGTTATTGCAGCAATCTCGATCCGCTGATTATTTTGTGTGCGAAAGCATCGCTCGGCTGGCCAGGGCCAGGCGTGGCAGGGCGCGGAGCGGTAGGGCACGGCAAGGGCTGCAAAGCAGCGCCATGCACCCTGTCCTCAGGGTGCATGGCGGTGACAGCAGACACCACGTGGCCAGGCTTGGCTCGGTGTGGATTGGCTAGGTATGGCGCGGCAGGGCTGGGGCTGTAATCAGCGGCCTGCCCTTCTTCGGGAGGGCAGGCCAGTGGCAACAGCTGCTCATTGGGGCATGGCGCGGCCCGGAGGGGTACGGCGTGGTCAGGCAAGGCCGGGCCTGGCAGGGGCGGTAATCCGCGGCGAGGTCACTGGCGCCTATCCAGTGACAACCGGCAAGCCACTTCGGCGAGGTGGCTTTCCAGTTCAACCAGTCCGCACAGCACCGTGCAGCGCAAGGGCGCAGAGGCACACGCAGCGGCATACGACGAGAGGCGAAAGATGCAGATCATCCAGGCAAAACTGATCGGTACCAGGCCGCTGCTGATGCACGCGGATGTGTTCGCCGACCCGCTCAACCCGCTGACGAAAGCGCACAAAGCGCTGACCTCGAAGCGCAAAAAGTCGGACGACGATCACGAGCTGATCGCCCAGTCTGAATGGCGCGGCGGGCTCTACTTCGACGACGAACTTGGCCCCTACATGCCCGGCCTGAATGTCGAGGCTGCACTTGTCGCGGGCGGCAAGCTCTCGAAGATGGGCACCCAGCTGAAACGCAGCATTGAGGTTATCGACGAACGCTGCCGCCTGGACTACGAGGGTCCGCGCACCGTGGAAGGTCTCTGGTCCCAGCGTTTCTATGACGCCCGCAGCGTCAAGGTGCAGACGGCACGCCTGACCCGCTACCGGCCGCTGTTCCGCCTGTGGTCGCTGCCCTGCTCAATCGCGTTCGATGAGGAAGTGATCAACCGGGACCAGGTGATTAAGTGCCTGATCGACGCAGGCCAGTACTGCGGCCTCGGCGACTTCCGCCCGAAATTCGGCCGCTTCACCGTGGAGATTCTGCAATGAATGTCGTCCCGCTGAAGCAGCATTCGTGGAGCCTGGACGAGGCTCTCGAACGGTTCGCCTCTGACAAGTTCGAGGACGGCCAACTCATCAGTCACGCTTGGCTCGAATGGGCATTGAACCTGCCAAAGGCGCGCACCGCCAAGGAACTGGTCAATGTCCAGTTCGTGATCCTCGATCGCGTCGAGCAGTTCAAAGACGCCCTGCTCAAGCGCCATAGCGTCTTCATCGTTTCCGTGCGCGGCAAGGGCTACCGGATCGTTCCGCCGTCGGATCAGGCATTCGTCGCAGTGGACAACGCAATGCGCGGCGTCCGGAAAGAGTTCAGCCGCTGCCGCTCAGTGCTCGAGCACACCCGAATGGACGAGCTCAGCACAGATGAGACAAGGCGGCATACCGACGCCCAGGTGAAGGTGTCTGCCTTGGCTGTAATGGTCGGCAAGGCCAAGCGCGAAGTGTTCGGGCTGTTCAAGCAGTAACAGCCCAGCAGTAAGAAACCGAAATTTGCGAAAGCCATCAATCGCGGCGGGCCTTCGGCTTGCCTGAAAAAGGAGATCCACATGCTGATTTTGACCAGGCGCGTAGGCGAGAAGCTGAAGATCGGCGCCGACATCGAGGTCGTGGTGCTCGGCGTGAAGGGCAACCAGGTGCGTATCGGTGTGACCGCACCGCGTGACACCGAGGTACATCGTGAGGAGATCTACCAGCGCATTCATGGTGCAGAACTGCGCCATCACCCCAATGCAGTGGGGGCATGATCATGGAAGCCATCACCATCGTTCTCCGCTCCGGAATGGGCATGCAGCTCACCTCGGTTCGCCCCTACCTGAAACCCGGCACACCGATCGCCATCGGCCGGGGCGGCGCAGTAATCGCCGATGTGGTCGAGGGCAACACCATCGAGGACAAGCGCCAGGCGGCCGAGTCTGCTGCCGGTTACATCGATTCGGTGGAGAGCAGACTGGAGGGAGCGGAGTCACTGGAGCTTGTGGTTAGCGCGCTGGAGCGCATGCTGCTGTGCATCGAGAAGCACGCAGTGGTCGGCCAGACTGGCACGACCCGGCAAGCGATGGACGCTCTCGGCAACATCCGCGAGTTGGCGGCGGCATTCCTGGATCAGTCTGGCGCACGGGAGCAGCCAGTAAAAACCGGCGAGCCTCCCTACTCCGCGCCGACTTCCGCTTGCTGCGGCATATGTAGCCAGCAGGATCACGTTGACGAGAACTGCCCCTGGCAGGGCGCTCGCGCCGGGCTGGCATTGGTGCAACAGATCGACAGGCACCTGGTAGAGCACGCCCAAGAGTTCAACGCCGCACCCAGCGAAGCACTTAAGCCCAGCATCTTCGACATCATCACAGGCACCGCCGGGCAGGCAGCCAACGTGCCGCAGGTGCTCCCCTCGAGCGAGGAGCACGCGGCCCAGATCGAGCAGGTGGCTGCCGGCCTACGCGAGGACCAGGCCGAGTTGGCCAAAAGCATCCTGGTTCTGGGGGATTGGCTGGAGCGAGTGGAGATCGAGGACGGTTACGTCGGCGTGCCGGTGATCGAGGCGGTCGAGGTGGTGGTCACCGAGCTGAAGCGCCAGCAGAAGACGGCGGACCCCGTTGTTTGCCGCTACGGACACTGGTTCGCGGGAGATAGCGACGAGGCAACCTTGATCCGTGAACGCGGCATCTGCAGTGACTGTGCCGCAGTCGACGACTCCTGGCTTGGCGCGCAGGAGCCAGAAGGCGGTGAAGCATGAGCACAAGCACCCACTGGTTCTGGCACTGGCTACTCGGCATCGCGGCTATCGCCAACTTCGCTTTCTACCAGACCGCGCTCGAGCAGCGCGACGAGGCTCGCCGCCAGGCCAAACCCTCAATCGAAATGCGCGGTACCACTTTGGTGGTCTCGTGCCCAAAGCCAGTAACGCCCACCGCCGCCAGCCCAACGCCGCGGCATGAGAGGTTCATCCTATGACCCTGAATGCACATGTGCCGGCACGTACGGCCGGCGAGATCGCAGCCAGCGCCCAGGCGATTGCCAGCCCCATGTTCCTGCTTGGCGCTCGCCTGCAGGACCTGGGTAAGGCGCTTCAGCGCGCCGAGACCACCATAGGCGAGCTGACCGCTTTCGCGGAAGCGTCTGGCCTGTCGATCTCGATCAAGGTTGTGGAGGGCCATTCCCGTGCTGATGAAACCTGAGCACCTGAAGCGGCTGATCAGCATCTGGCAACGGCCGGGGTTGTCTCTGCTGTCTCAGCTCCTCATTGCCCGCCGCGTCGCTCGCCAGTACGACGAACAGCAAAGGTTGGACAGGCTGGTGGTCCGCAGTCACACGAAGATATTGAGCGCCGGGTTTCCGTTCACCAGGTCGCGTCTCGCCGAACTTACCGAGAATGCACGCCGTTCCCGGGAAGCCAGGCGCGACGCACGCGCGGCGATCGGTCATTGGGTGGTTCTGGTCGGTGGCGTCATCGAGGAGACGATTGGCGTCGCCCGGATATGCGATGCCCTTTCCGTGAATCCTGTGCACCGTGGCGAAGTATCGGAAGCCGGCCCAGGTGAAGCCCTGGACTATCTGGTATTCGTGGCTGGCCTCGAGGAAAGCGCAGTCCAGCTGAGCGGCAGGCGTACTCAGACGTTCAAGCGCGGCGGCCTGTTCCAGTGCGTCCTTGAGCGAATGCTTGCCTATGGCAAAGCGCACCCAGGAGCACTTCCCGACCCGGTTGCGCCTGGTGGCCCACTGTACGGCCTTCCAGTCACTGAGCTCGGCGCCGATGGCGTGGCCAAGGTGACACGGGCGGCACTGACCGTGCACAGCCGAGACGGAACAAGCCGTGTCGTGAAAAGAAAGCCGGAGGTGAGCCGTGGGTAAACCTCTCGGAGCCCTCGCACGGCAAGCCCTTGATCGCGCTCGGCGAGTCGCGCCAGACCCTACGCGCAGGAAAGCACTCGCCAAACCCGCGCCGACAGAGCAGCAGACTCCGGCGCAGAGCCCTGAGGAGGTTGAGGAAGGCTTACCGGTACGTGTCGCGCCGGCTGGGCAGCGAGTCGACCAGGTGCTGTTCAGGCAGGGACGCATGGAGACAGCCGAGCTGCTGAGCACGATGCTCGGGATGATCGAGTACCAGGGCGCAGCAGCTGAGGTGATCGCGCGATTGAGGAAGGGGGCTGAGTCCAAGCCGGCGAGCTATGCCGCTGGCGTCGAGTCCTTGCTGGAGGAAGTGGCGGAGCTGGTGGCGCGCCACGAAATGAACAACCCGCGAAACGTGGCGCGGGAAAGCTGGAGGTAGGAAATGGAGCAGAGTGTTCAGCCGGCGGACCAGGATCTGGCCGCCGCGATTCGTGACCTGGTGGCGCAGCTCAGTGCGCCAAAGATCGCGCCGGACGAGGAACTGTGGACCAGCAGGGAGATTGGCGAATACCTGAAGCTGTCGCACGTGACGGTCGAGCAGCGCGTGGCGATCAGACCAGACTTCCCGGAGCCGCTGCAGCCATGCGGCACCGTGAAGGCGATGAAGCGTTGGTTCGCTGCCGACGTGAAGAAGTGGGCACGGCAGAACAGCAGTCGGCTGCCGAGAGGGCGAGGACGTTAGGCTGCGCAGGAACAAACAAAAAGCCCCGCGATGCGGGGCTTAGTTTTCTCGCCTGAATGAATGGGCCAGCTTACCTAGATAGCGCATAAGGTCCATATCAGTCTTCGCTACCTTGTGTGCATCCGGAGATAGCACCCCCAAGATCACGTAGCGATGATCTTCTAAGTCTCCTTGCGCATACACCAGCGCTACATCGTTATCGGGATCGCCCTTCCTGCAGCGCCTGTCAATTTGGCACCGTTTCTTGTCAAACTTTCTGGGCGGAATGCAGAGATGAATGTGCCACAAGCAGCCTGCCACCTCCGGAGGGTGGCCATACGTAGTGTCAAACCCGAAGTAATGAGGCAAGTCCTCACCCTTCGTCTGCTTGTAACGAATGAAGTCTGCAAGCAATGTTTGAGTGAGGCCTGGATGAGTCTCGTCCAGAGGAGCAAAGAATCGGTCGTAAGTATCCTGGTGGTACGAAGCCTCAACCAGCATATTCAGACGCTAAATTCTTTGCGGACCTTCAATGAGTGCTTTGCAAGCGCTACAAGGCCATCCGGGCGAATTTCGCTCTCGAATACCTTCGGAGCAGCGGTCATCTGACGAATCAGATCATTGATGTAGTGGGCCTTGCGGCGCGCTTCGGCAAATTTTGAAATCAGCAGGTCACCACCGTCACCCAACTCGCTAGTACCGCGGTAGGGCTTCAACGACTGCACCGCTTGATCAAGCATTCCAGAAAGCACGCCGAAAGGATGATCTAACAATCGATTTCGGCAGGACTCGCTTGCAATCACAAGGGCAGATGCCTTCTCAAGAGAGGCAAGTAGCTTGTCGATCAGCATCAATGCTTCTGGAACGTCTTTCGGGGTGATGAACGCATCCGTGTTCGTAGAAGCAGCTGGCGCGGCATAGGGGGCTACCGGCGTAGTAACTGCTTCGAAGGGCATAGAGTCTGCAGTCATCAAAAACCCAGACATGGCAAGCGAGCATGCCAGCGTGAGTTTTTGTGCAACCTGAGCTTGAGCCATTCCATTTTCCCTGATGTTATCCACAGAAACCTCCTGCGGGCAGGCGATTATGTACACAGGCCGACACCTGTCAAGCCCATTGATCGCCTATGAGCACACTGTGTTCCTGGCGCGCGACGAAAGGAAGTCCGCAAAATACATGCCACGCCACGAAAAGCATTCCCTTTACCTCATGTGCAGGAGCCTAGCATGGCTACCGAAAAGCGCTCGTGACCCAAATCTAGAAATCCTTCGTCGATAGCGTTCCTATCCAAACCGCTAATCTAACCGGCTGGCCACCTCAGTTGCCGTCGCATTGTAATAGACCATGAGCGAGCGAGGATCTCGGTGTCCCGTCATCCTGGCCAGGTCGAGCACATCTAGCTTTCTGGCAAGCCTGGTGGTTGCTTCGTGGCGCGTGTCGTGGAACGTGAGACCGTCGATCTTCACGCGGTCACGGACGCGACGGAACATAACGTCTGCCGACTTCGAAGACAGCGTGAACAGCTCCTGACGATCGCCGGCAGCGTCGACCAGCATCCTCATCAGCTCAACAGCGCGCGAGCTTAGCGGTACCTTGCGCGCGTCGCCGTTCTTGGTATGCGTCAGTTCTACATATCGGGCCTGCAAGTTCACCCGGCCGGGAGACAGGCCGAGAATCTCGCCTTGCCGCATGGCAGTCTCAAGCGCTATCAGGAAGGCATAGGCCAGCTCCTGCAACTTGCTGGCCGGCGCCGCGCCGTCGACATACCCGAGACCGTCGAGAATCTTTTTTTCTTCGGCCTTCGAGATTCGCCTATCCCTGGGCGGCCTGTTCTTCGGTCGCTTCACCTCGCGCACCGGGTTTGACTTGATCCAACGCCACTCGCGCCGCGCCTGTTCGAACACGCTGGACAGCAGCGTCATCTCACGGCGGACGGTAGAGCTGGCCACCGACTTCAATCGCAGGTCACGCCAGGCCGCGATCTGCTCGGCGCCGACGTCAGCGATACGCTCGCCGACGAACTCCAGTTCATTGATCAGCTTGTCCAGGCGGATCTCCTCCCAGCGCTGCCCAACCTTGCTGGGCGATACCTCAAGCTTGTATTTCTCCAGCGCCTCCTTCAGAGTCGAGTTCGATGCCCCTTTGGGGCTTCCCACTCCAGCCAGAATCTCAGCCTCTCGCTGAGTCGCCCAGGCCACCGCCTGAGCCTTCGTGGCGAAGGTGCCTGAGTCGCGCACTCCCTTCTTGGCCACCTCGACGCGCCACCCGCCGCTTCGCTTCCTGTACGTTGCCAC